GCGTTAGGTGGATCAAGTACACTTATAGTTGGAGATTCTTCTGATACAAACAGGTTCATAGATGCAGTAGGAACTTGGAATGTTGCAGGTCAATCACAGTCAATGTGGGCTGGATCTTCAACAGGCGCTCCAATACCTGCGGTTACTGGACTTGGTCACAGATACACAACTGAAACAGATATTATAATTACTACAGGTGGTGCAACCATCTCTGGTACTATTTTTATGTGGGTTGTCTATTCTGTTGAATAATCAATAGCCAAAAACCAAAAAAGTTAGGCGGTGAAATATCCGCCTAGCTTTCATTATGAAATTTCAAAAAATAAATGATCAAAGTTTTCGTGATCGTAGGATTGATCTGTATTCCAGGTATCGAATGCTGGAACTTCTACGAACCACAACAAAAATATTATACCAAATTAGAAAAATGTTTAGAGGCTGGCGACAAGCTGGGTTTAGAAATGTTTAATAGAATGAATACAATAAATGTACCGTCAAAGATAAATGTATGGTGCGTAGAAGCACAACAACATGGAGAATATAGCTAATGGCTAGTATTGTTAATATTTGTAATAGTGCGCTGAATTTACTTGGTGCATCCACGATCTCTGCTTTAACAGAAGATACAAAAAATGCTCGGTTATGCAACCAAAGGTACGAGCCAATCCGTAATCGAATTTTCAGAGCGCACAATTGGAATTGTCTCATTACTCGAACAGAACTTGCTCAGGATAGTACAGCACCGATTGTTGAATATGCTTATGCTTATACACTTCCTGTTAGCTGTTTAAGGATTCTTAAAATTCATAATGGCACAACAGATTCTATTGCTTCCAATTTAGATTATAAAGTTGAAGGTAGAAAAATACTTACTGGCGAAGGTACAGTTTTTCTTGTTTATATTGCTTTAGATACCGATCCTAATGTTTATGATAGTTATCTTCGAGAAGCTATCTCAGCAGAAATAGCTGCAGATCTTTGTTATGCAATTACCAACAATTCAGCCTTAGTCACTAAATATAGAACGTTGGCTGACGAGCGACTGCGAGAAGCTCGCTTTGTAGATTCTTCAGAAAATGCTTTGGATACAGTTGAAAGCAACGAGTTTGTTGATGCACGATTATAATGACATTAGCAGCATTCGATCCACGAAATATTACTCAGTATAAAGAACCAAGATTTTTAATTCATTTTCAATGGGGAAAATCTGAAAAAGTTTATCGATACGCTTTAGTTGAAATTATTAATCAAGGTGCAATCGATCACAAAACAAAACAAAAGGAAGATGAAAAAGGTTTAAGTCAAAAAGAAATTTGGAAAAATAAATATGCCTAGAACAACAGTACCTTTAACTTCTTTTGTCGCTGGTGAATTTTCACCTAAGTTAGATGGAAGGACCGACTACGAAAAATATTCCAGCGGTTGCAAAACTTTAGAGAATATGTTGGTGCATCCTCAAGGAATGGCATCAAGACGAGTAGGAACTCAATTTATTTCAGAAGTTAAAACAAGTTCTTTAAAAACAAGATTAATTCCATTTGAATTTTCTACAACTCAAACCTATATGCTTGAGTTTGGAAACCAGTACATAAGATTTTTTAAAGATAAAGGTCAGATCCTAGAATCTAATCAGACGATTACTGGAATTACGAATGCTAATCCTGGTGTTGTTACCGCATCAAGTCATGGATTTTTAGATGGTGATTTTGTAGTTCTCTCATCTGTAGTTGGCATGACAGAAGTTAATGGCATCACTTATAAAGTTGCAAACAAAACAACGAATACTTTTGAATTGAATGATGTCGATGGTAATGCGGTAAATACTTCTACATCAGGTCCATATTCTACTTACACCTCTGGCGGAGTTGCAAATAGAATTTATCAGATCACAACGAATTATTTAACAGCTGAACTTTTCGATCTTAAAATAGCGCAAAGTGCCGATACCTGCTATATAACGCATCCATCGCATGAAGTGAGTAAGCTAGAAAGAACTGGACATACCAGTTGGACATTATCAGAAGTAGATTTTGCAGAAACTGGACCTTATCTTTCTGCCAATACGACAGCGACGACACTCACTCCAGCTTCTTCAGGAACTGGAACAGGTGTCAATATCACAGCCTCGGCAACTACAGGAATTAATGGTGGTGATGGCTTTCAAACGACAGATGTTGGAAGAATTTTAAAATTTAATAGTGGTGAAGCAAAAATTACAGCTCGTACAAATACAACAGTTGTCGTTGTTACCATTACAAAAGCATTTGCTAATACGAATGCAACAGCATCATTTTCATTAGGAGCTTGGTCGGATACGACAGGATTTCCTTCGTGTGTGAGTTTTTTTGAAGAACGTTTGGTGTTCGCAGCGACAACTGACGAACCGCAAACGGTTTACTTTAGTAAATCAGGCGACTACGAAAATTTTACCGCAGGTACCGATGCAGCGGATGCAATGATTTATACCATCGCATCTAACCAGGTTAACAAAATAAGATTTTTAAAAGCTCAAAGAACTTTAGTGGTGGGAACAACTGGCGGCGAGTATACTGTGAGTGCTGGCTCGGATGAAGCGATTACTCCAAGCAATGTTACCATTAAAAAACAAAGTTCCTTTGGCTCGGCAAATGTAGATGCGTTAGCTGTAGAAAATGCAGTTTTATTTTTACAAAGAGCAAAAAGAAAAATTAGAGAACTTAGATATAATTTTGATGAAGATGGTTATGTAGCAGCCGATCTTACGATTGTTAACGATGCTGTTACCAATACTGGCATTAATGAAATGGAATACCAGCAATCACCAGATAGTTTAATTTGGTGTGTAAGAGACGATGGTGTTCTAGCATCAATGACCTATCAACGATCAGAAAATGTCGTTGCCTGGACCAGACATAAACTCGGTGGAAAATTTACCGAGTGTACCATTACCGTTTCAGATTATGCAAATATAGCAACTGGAACTAAATTAGTTTTTACAAAGTCAGACGGAAACACCGTTACCTTTACTTCAGAAGCTTCAGGTGGTTCTGCGCCAGCAGAAACATTAGGCTTTAGACCAAACGAAAGTAATGACACGACAGCAGATAATATTTTTACAGCCGTTAATGCACACGATGATTTTACGGTAGAAAATCCAGCAGCGGCAATTGTAACCGTTAAAGAAACATCACCTCAAGCAACTGGTTTTTTAACAGTTAAAAGTTATGACACAACAAGATTAACAACAACTAATCAAAGTCATTCAGTTGTTGAAAGTGTTGCTTCTATTTCAGGAACCTTAAATGAAGATGAACTTTGGGTCATTGTTAAAAGAAGCATTAATGGATCAACCAGGCGTTTTGTTGAAGTCTTTTCAGATTTTGATTTTGACGAAACAGATCAAACAGTATTTCATTTCGTAGACAGCGGCTTATCGTATGATGGAACTGCAACGACTTCAATCACAGGTCTCGAACACCTTGAAGGAGAGACAGTTTCAATACTTGCAGATGGCGCAACTCACGCAACCAAAACGGTTAGTTCAGGAGCAATCACATTAGATAGAAGCTCCAAAAAAGTAAAAGTGGGATTAGCATTCAATAGTATTTTACAAACGATGAGAATCGACGCTGGAGCAGGTGCCACAGAAGGCACCGCTCAAGGCAAAACGAAAAGAATATCAAAAGTTACATTAAGACTTTTTGAAACCGTCGGTGCAAAAGTTGGACCGAGTTTATCAAATTTAGAAACCATACCATTTAGAACAACAAGTGATCCTTTAGATACAGCGGTGAGTACATTTTTAGCTGGTGATAAAGAAGTAGAATTTTCTGATGACTATAATACTGACGGTTTTATATTTGTGAAACAGGATCAACCTTTGCCGTTAAGTGTTTTAGCCATTTATCCTGAGCTAATAACACATGATGGTTAATTGGATTGTAAAACCTTTTAAACAAGAACACGCCGATGCCATCGTAGCTTATGGAATGAATGATAAGCTCATGGAAGTGGATGCGTCTTATAAAGAACATCGCATTTGCCAAGCCGACAAAGGTAATGCTTATACTTTATTTGTTAATAAAGAACCGATTGTGGCTGGCGGCATTATTGTTTTATGGCAAGGCGTAGCTGAAGGCTGGGTAATGGCTAATCAAAATATTTTTGAAGTTAAGTTTTTAGCGTGTAAAGAAATTAAAAGAAGAACCGATATTCTTTGTAAAAAAAATAATATCAAAAGATTACAAACAACAGTCAAATACGATTTTAACCAAGGAATAAGATTTGCTTCTTGGCTTGGATTAAAACCAGAAGGTATCATGCGGAAGTATGGACCTGATGGATCAGATTATTACAGGATGGCGAAAATATATTAATGGCATTTATAGGAAACATAGTAGCGGCTTATGCTGCTCAACAAATTGGTGAGTACAATGCTCAACTTTATAATCAGCAAGCTGCTTTTGCGAAAGCTAAAGCTGAACAAGGTAGAGTAGCTTACAATCAATTAGATCGACCAAGACTTCTTAAAAGTCAGGCATCGCATTATTCAAATTATTATGTTAGTCGTGCAGTTTCAGGAGCGCAACTGGGTAGAGGATCTCCATATGCTTCACTATTAGAATTTCAAGTTAATCAACATACTGATCT